CAAAAGCAGCACAGACTGAAGTTACGCTTATCACTGCAACAGATACTGAGCTTACAATATCTATTGACAAGCACTACGAGTATTCTCGATTAATAGAGGATATCCTAGACAAGCAGGCTTTGTCAAGCATGAGGTCTTTCTACACTGATGACGCTGGTTACTCACTAGCTAAACAAGTAGATACGCACCTTTGGTTGCAATCTTACGCTTTAACTGGCGGTACAGCTAACACTGTATCTTCAGGAACTACAACTGATTTTGGTACTGCAGGTACTGTTATTGGCTCTGATGGAAGCACAGCTTTCAACGCAGGTAGTGACAACGCAGCAGCTTTGGCTGATGCAGGTATCCGTAAGGTAATCCAAACTCTTGACGATGCTGATATACCTATGTCAGATAGATTTCTTGTTATCCCTCCAGTGGAGAAAAAGAATCTAACTGGTCTTGCTCGATTTACTGAGCAAGCGTTCACAGGTGAAGCTGGCCCAGGAAACTCTATCCGTAACGGTTTAGTTGGTGATGTATACGGAGTACCTGTATACGTTTCTACTAACTGTCCTACAGATACTGAAGGTTCTCAGGACGCTAGACTTTGCTTGTTAGCTCATAAATCAGCGTTAGTTCTTGCAGAGCAAATGTCTGTTCGTACTCAAACTCAGTACAAGCAAGAGTGGTTAGGTGACTTGTTCACTGCTGACACTCTGTACGGTACGGGTGAACTACGAAACGATGCTGGCATTAAGATTGCTGTCGTTGCTTAATAACCTACGGGGAGGGTAAAACCTCCCCCTTTATTTAGGAGAGTTAATCTTATGTCTAGGTTATCAGGATTTCCAGTTGTTTCGGCAACTTGGGACGCAGCAAGCATAGCAGACGGGGACGAGGTAGCTGTAGACGTTACTGTTCCCGGAGCAGCTTTAGGTGATTTTGCCATGGCTTCTCTATCTGTTGATGTTGCAGACTTAGTTTTAAGTGTAGCAGTTACGGCTGCAAACACAGCTACGGCGGTATTAGCAAATAATACTGGTGGGGCAGTAGACTTAGGTTCAGCAACCTTGCGTGTTCGCGTCATACCATTTGACGTTATGTAATTTAATGGGGGCGAAAGCCCCCGTTTTTAAGGAGGAATCTAATGTCGTCATCTGCGGTTACATTATTAGACGTTGTTAATAAGATTCTTATTCGTTTAAGAGACCAAGCTGTGCTGAGTATAACTAGCACAACAACTGCCACAGGTGGAGCACCGTCTTATACAGATACGATTGTACGATTACTTAACGATGCAAAACGAGAAGTAGAAGATTCGTTTGATTGGATAGGCTTACAAGAATCTATTACAATTACAACTACCAGTGGCACAAGTTCTTACGATTTAGAAAACTCAAGTCAAGGCATTTACACTAATCAACGTAGTCGAGTGTTAGACGTGTATAACACTACTACTGATGTTAGGTTAGCACCACGACCTTTTGAGTTTATAAGAAAACAGAATCAACTTAGTACACGAACAAATCAAGAACCTTACGCCTACGCAGTATCAGGAGTAAGTGCAAAACAATCATTACAAATAATATTTTACAGCACTCCAGACGCAACATACTCTATGTCTGTAGAGTGCGTAGTACCTCAAGACGATTTAACAGCTAATACAGACTATTTTAAAGTACCTTGGTATCCAGTATACCTACGAGGTTTAGCTCTTGCTATAAGAGAGCGAGGTGAAGATGAAGGAGAGTTAAGTTCTGAAGTACAGCGAGCTTACGAAAAAGCTTTAGGAGATGCTGTAGCTTACGAGCAAAGCCATAAGTGGCAAGGTCAAGGTGGCGGTGATTGGATAGTTTACGGAGATTTCTAAGTAATGGGTAGCAAATTACAGTCTTTAGTTCTTCGTGCTCCAGGTATGTACGGCCTTAACTTTGAAGGAGAAACGTACCAAGAAGCTCCTGTCTTTGCAGAAGTAGCAGAAAACATTGCTTACGATTCTGCAGGACGATTAACCAACAGAAAAGGGTTTGACGTACTAACTAACGGACATTCTAACGCTTTAGGATACGAGTCGTTAGGAAGTAATCCTATTACAACTGTTACAACTGCAGGGCTTACAGGTCGTATTACAATAGCAGACACTGCTCACGGACAGTCTACAGGAGACTTTGTAACAATTAGCGGAGCTGCAGACACTAACGGAATTACAGCAGCTCAAATTAATACTAGATTTTCTATTACTGTAGTAGATGTCGACAGTTACTACGTTTACACAGCAGGAACAGCAACCTCAGCTTCTGCTGGAGGAGGGGCAGGAGTAAAAGTTAAGTACGAGCCTAAAGTAGATACATTGTTTATGTATAACTACTCAGGAGGCCAAAGATTACTTTCTGTCAGTGCTTACGGCGGTAACGACATTTACGAAGATACAGCTCCTTTCGACAACTTTACGTCAGTCAAAGGTGGCGTAACTATTGCTAACACTAGACCTCAATTTATAAACTTTGATGACCAAGTTATAGCTACTAACGAAGGCTCTGGTTTAATTATAAAAAGCGGGTCAGGAAACTTTGCAGCTATTAACTCGTCACATGGAAGCGTTCCTACAGGAAGACTAGTACACAGTGCCTTTGGTAGGTTGTGGGCGCAAAAATCACACACAGGAACAAGTCAAAACATTATGAGTTACTCTGCTGTGTTAGATGAAACAGATTGGGGTAATGCAGGCGGCGAGATTGACGTAATGGGTAACTTTGCTGCTATTAAAGATGGTTACGATGAGCTAGTAGCTATATCGTCTTTTGACCACTACTTAGTAGCTTTTTTACGTAACAGTATTGTAATTTACAATAACCCTGATTCTCCTGCTGATTTAGGCATAGAACAAATTATACAAGGTATTGGGTGTATAGCTAGAGACAGTATACAGGCAATAGGAAAAGATTTATATTTTATGTCTGCTACAGGCATTAGGTCACTACGACAAGTTATTTACACAGGTGACAGAGCAGACTTAAACGAAATATCTACTTTAGTACGCAGAGAATTTTTAGTAGATGTTGCAGCAAGTGAGTCTGCTTTAGTTAATGTAAGGTCTGTTTACGACCCAGAAGAAGGACAATACTGGTTAAAAGCTCCTGAAGGAAACATTTGGGTGTTTGACATGCACACGCTAGACCAAAATGTTCCTATACGAATTACTAAGTATGTCGACACTAAGTGGGACAGCTTTGCTTACTTTGAAGGAGAGACCTACATAGGCTCTCGCGGAATGATAGGAAAATATAATGGGTACGTTGACGATAGTCCTGCTAGTAATACCTCATATACTTGCACTTGGCGCAGTAATCCTGCAGATTTAGGTACATCTAAATTAAAGATGTTAAAAAAAGTAACTGCAACAGTAGAAGGCGCAAGTACCTCAGATACGGTTAACGTGACCTACGCTTTTGCTGAAGGTGGCAGTGGAGAAGTACCTTTTACGTTATCTTCTAATAACGCATTTAACAGGTCGTCAGGTCTAGCAGTAGGTACAGTTGCAGAATGGGGAGTAGCTAACTGGAACGTAGACGAGTGGGGAGGAGGCTCTGCCTTAGCTTATAATTTAGCAGCTCCTATATCACAAAGCGGAAGAACATTTAAACTAGGGGTTAGATTTGTTTCTAACGGCTTTCAAATTGCAGTAGAACAATTATCTTTATTTATGAAAATGGGTCGAGAAGGTAGGTAACCATGAGCGATTATACTAGAACACAAAACTTTACAGCTAAGGATAGCCTTGATACTGGAGACCCAGAAAAGGTAATTACTGGCGCAGACATGGATGGAGAACTTAATGCTATTGCAACAGCTATAGCAACTAAGGAAGATACAGGACTTATACCATCAGGTACAGTGATGTTATTTGTACAGACTGCTGCCCCTACAGGCTTTACTAAAAGCACAACACACAATAACAAAGCATTAAGAATTGTTAGTGGTAGTGTAGGTACTGGAGGTAGTCAGGACTTTACTACGGCTTTTGCAAGTAATAGAACAGCCTCTGGTACAACAGGAGGAACTGCAGTTAGTATCTCTGGTTCTGTAGCTTCACACACTTTGGCTACAAGCGAGATACCTTCACATAACCACACGTTTAGTATAGGACAATATGTAGGTTCTGATGACGCTACTTCAGGAGGCAATGGAAGAATTTTAATGGCAAACAGAAACTATGTGTCTGGTGGTGGAGCTGCTGACGTTACTATAGGTAACACTGGTGACGGTGGAGGCCACTCTCACAGTGTAGGTACTCTTGCTGGCGCATCTCACACACACTCTTTTACAAGTGGAAACATGGCTTTTGATGTAAACTATGTAGACGTAATTATAGCTACAAAGGATTAACATGAAACTAGAAGTAAAAGATAACTGCCCTTTAAATAACTTTGAGCCTTGCAAGAAATTTGACTGTGGGTGGTTTATGCAACTAAGAGGCACAGACCCACAAACAGGTGAAGAGATAGATAACTGGGTATGTTCAGTAGCTATGCTACCTTTACTTTTAATAGAGAACTCTCAGCAGTCTAGGCAGACAGGGGCTGCAATAGAAAGTTTTAGAAACGAAATGGTTACTGCCAACACTAACTCACAAAAAATGTTTTTAGCTACTGCAAAAGCTAAACTTAAAGACGTATCGTAACGGAGATATAACATGTTTAATTTAGGAAAATTTGCTACTTTAGGGCGAAACGAAGATGACACGTTAGCTCACGTTGCAACAGGAGAAATGGTAGTTAGACCTGAAGTATTAGGGCCAGAGCTAACTAATCAAATTAAAGATACTATGAAAGGTTTTGGTTTAGACCCTGCTCGATACACAGTAGGAAGTGGGGCTAACTCTTTAAACCCTGTAACGGGACAGCCTGAGTTTTTTCTAAGTGGTTTATTTGGTTCGTCTGGTACGGGTAAATATCTTAAACGATTAGAAAGAGAATATAAACCTCAAATACAAAATTTACAATTTGCAACTCCAGGGTTTGAAGACCCTTTTGGCACTTACGATATTAGCAGAGAAGGTGTGCAATTAACTCCTTCGGAGCAAGTAGCTGGCACAAGTCAGATGTTTCAAAACATGCTGCCAGGTCTTGCTAACAGAGCGCAAAATAACTTGTTTGGACAACAGTTAATGGGAGCCTATGAAGCTCCTACAATGTCTAGGCAAGAACTACAAGACATGTTTAGTGCTAGTATACAGCCCCAAGAACAAATGATAGACATGCAAACAGACTCTGCTCTTAGCAGAATACTAGGCGGTCGAGGCATTAGTACAGGCTCTGCAAGTGCTATGGGAGCAGCTCAAAGACAAGCTGACTTAGCTAAACAACAGTTAAGATTAGGAGCTTACGGAGGAGCGCAAAAGTCTTACTTAGATGATATGACTAGTTTACAAAACTTACTAGGCACAGCGCAAGGATTTGAAACACAATCTTTAGGTAATTTAGCAGGAGCAGCACAAGCTCAATTTGCACCTTACGCTCAAATGGGTAGGTTTTTACCTCAAATACTAGGTTACGGACAAAACCTTACTAACTTTGATATGGGCAAGATTGGTGCAGCTATAGACTTGCAGAATCAATACGCTCAATACAGAACACAGCCTAAAGGTGGATTCTTACAAAATGCAATACTTCCTACTATTTCTGCTTTTACAGGAGGTGGTATGAGTATGCCTAGTTTTGGAGGTACTACTGCTACAGCAAGTACACCAGCAGGAACACAAGCTGCTAATGCTATGTATGGTGGCGGAGGAACAAGTGCTAGTAGTGCTATGCCCTTAAATTTTCAATCAGGGAGTTTCTAATAAAATGGCTAACGCATTTGGATTTAAAACAAAAACAGACTACTCTGACGTAACT